CTCATTGCCCCTTAAAGATGCTAATGAAATGTTATTAGCCGGGAGAGTTGAAGAGTTGTTGCGGTCTGTTTGGCAAGCTGAAGTTTATCGACCAGATGGTATAGTGCAAGGTAAAGACCTCTTTGAGGCTACCGAAAAGTTATTTGAGGATTCTCAAGGGATTGAGTTACCTTGGAATATTCCGGCTAGTGCAATGATTGGTGGAATTAGACCTGCCGAACTTGTAATGGTAACAGCAGGTTCCGGGATAGGCAAGACAACATTCTGTAGGGCTATCGGGCATTATTTCGGAACCAAAAAGAATGTGAAGGTCGGTTGTGTGTTCCTTGAGGAATCCCCGGCAAAAACTGCACAGGGTCTTATGAGTTGTACTGCACACATGCCTTTACATTTAAGAGGCGATGAACTTTCTAAAGAAGAGCGTAAAGAAATCTTTAAGGAAACCTTTGACCAGAATAATTTCGTTATGTATGACCACTTTGGTAGCCTTGAAGGTGATAACTTAATCTCTCAGATTAGGTATCTCGCAGTAGCTGAAGAGTGTAAGTACGTTATATTAGACCACATTTCTATTGCCATAAGTGGTCTTGAGGGAGAGAACGAACGAAGAATCATTGATAATTTAATGACGAAGTTAGCATCTTTAACGCAAGAGACTGGTGTAGGTATAATTGCAATCTCTCATTTGCGAAAAGCAGATGGTAAAGGGAAAAGTCACGAAGAAGGTGGAAAAATATCTTTAGATGACTTGAGGGGTTCAGGTGCTCTTAAACAATTATCATTTACAATTCTAGCATTAGAAAGAGACCAACAATCCGAAAGTGATATAGAAAAGAATGTCATTCGAGTTAGAGTATTGAAGTGTCGTTTTACCGGGGAGACCGGGATAGGTGGTTACTTATGGTATGATAAGGCTACAAATACGTTCACTCCAATTGCTGACCTTGAGGCGTTCTTAGAAAACTCAGAAGAAGACTTAAAGGAGAAGTTTAACTTTGAGGTCGAAAAGGCTCCTCAGGTTGAACCTAAAGGAGATTTTTAAAATAAGATGATTAACTTAAATAACATTCCTAAAATTGCCTTATTGGGTCAAATGGGTGCAGGGAAAGACTTCCTTGCCTCCCAACTTGAGGACCACACAAGAGTGGCCTTAGGGGACCCTATCAAGCTTTTCGTTAAGATGATTCGTGAAGGCTACCCTCAGTTAGTTTATGATTGTTTACGAAGACACTTCAACTACAATTATCAACTCAACGATATTATTGCTAAGGTTGCTGAGATTCCTTATGATGGCGGTAAAGATAGAGCCGCCCTTCAGTATTTAGGGTATGCTGTCAATGATGAAAAAGCAGATGTTTGGATTCAGATGGCTCTCTGGAAAGCCTAAAGGGTTGGCTATGCTGTCATTACAGATATAAGGAGACCTGAAGAGTTTGAGTTCTTTAAAGCTAAAGGGTTCCTTATGATTGGTATTACAGCTATAGAGACTGAACGTATTGAGAGAATCAGGAAACGTGATGGTCTTATTGATGCTGTAATCCGTAGTCAGCATAAACACAGAGCCGAATCTCATATTGTAGACCTCCTTTCTAAATGTGATAATGTGTATCATAATAGTCAGCATAGGTCTCCATTTGAATGGCTTCAGTTCTTACAACAAATAAATGATAAAAGAGGTTATAATAGTGAAAACAATTAAACAGATTAATAAACGTAAAGAGGCTTATTACAAAAAGTTAGCAAGAACAATTTCAGTACATGAATTTATTGCAGATGTGGCTCGCACAGGCGATTATTATGTGAGTGCCTTAAGACGTAAGGTAGAAAAATTAGTGTACTCTATAGACAATTTTAGTTGTAAGTTAAGAAATCGTACCATTAGCTTTACAAAGACTCATGCAGGTTATATGATTGCATACTTTCAGGATTCCCATAAAGAATTTCTAATGAAAGAAACAATTGCTCGTGAGATTGCCGCTGACCAATTTGAAACAGTAGCTTCACGCCTGAAGAAAGAAGCTGAAGAACTCAAAGAAGCCTATAAAAATGCTTAACTTTGACCTTGAAGCAAATGGATTACTTGATACGGTCAGCAGAATCCATTGCATGGTTATAGGTAAAGTAGGTGAAATTGAAAGGACACGTTATGACCCTTCTAAAGTATTGGAGGGTCTTAAGGTTCTCAAGGATGCTTTAGAGCATGGTGAGCAAATCTCTGGTCACAATATAATCAATTATGATATTCCGGCTTTCGAGAAAGTCTTAGGGTTCCATATGAAACGTGAATGGCGACCTCTCATTGTAGATACTCTTGTATTAGGTCGACTAATTCATCCTGATTTAAACCTCAAGGATTTACCGCTCATGAAGTCAAAACGTTTACCCGGTAAGCTTTATAAGAGTCAATCTTTAAAAGCCTATGGGTATCGTCTAGGTTGCCTTAAGGATGAATATGAGCCAGAAGGTGAGGACAAGTGGGCAATATTTACACCTGAAATGCTAGATTATAATGAGCAAGATGTTGTAGTAGGTACCACCTTGGTCAATCATTTATTGAGTTATGATTACAGCCCTGAGGCTATTAAATTGGAGCATGAGGTTGCATGGTTGATGGCTCAACAGGAGCGGAACGGTTTCTATTTTAATCGTCAAGCAGGTGAGGAACTTGAGGTTATCTTAAGAGCACGAGCAGAAACAGCAAGAGGTAAACTAGAAGCTGTAGTACCTCCAATTCCTGCTCCTAACTTCATACCAAAGAGAGATAACAAGCGTTTAGGGTACCTTAAGGGTATCCCTGTGAAACGCATAAAGGAGTTCAATCCAAACTCAAGGCAACAAATTGAATGGATTGTTACGACCTTCTATAATTATCATCCTGATGAATTAGACCTCTATAATATAAACAAAGAGGACCTAAAGAATTATGATAATGATATTCTCTTAGAAAAATGTATGAATGGTAAATATGCCTTAAAGATTGATGATACAACCTTTACGTACATTAAGGAAGACCCTGAGGCACCTAAAGAAATCCTTCCGATGGCTGAGTTATTTGAAGAGTACCTCATGGTCAATAAGCGGCTAGGGCAATTAGCAGATGGTAAAAATGCATGGCTTAAGTTAGTCCAAGAGGATGGACGTATTCATGGTTCAGTGAATCCTAATGGATGCGTGACAGGACGTGCTACTCACAGTAATCCAAATATGGCTCAGATTCCGGCTGTACATTCTGAATATGGACCAGAGTGTAGAGGTCTCTTTGGGCCACCTCCGGGATGGCTTCAAGTTGGCGTGGATGCTTGTGGTTTAGAGTTAAGATGTTTAGCACATTATATGTACCCATATGATAATGGTGTGTATGCTCATGAAGTTGTGGACGGTGATGTTCATACTTTAAATCAACATGCGGCAGGACTTGCAGAAAGAGATAAGGCCAAGACCTTTATCTATGCTTTCCTTTACGGTGCAGGCGATGGAAAGATAGGTAAGATTGTGGGTGGTTCCGCTTCACATGGTAAGGCCCTCAAAAAGAAATTCCTTGAGGCTACTCCGGGTATTGCTTTACTACGTCAAGCTATTGAGGACCAATTGGTCGAAGAGAAATTTAGAGGCCGCGTTAAGAAATGGAAACGTAAATGGTTAAGGGGCCTTGATGGTCGTAAGTTACCTGTAAGGTACCTTCACGCGGCCTTGAATACTTTACTTCAAGCTTGTGGTGCAATTATCTGCAAATGGTGGATAGTGGAAACCGAAAGGATGCTTGTCGAAGAAAGAGGACTTAAGCATGGTCTTGATGGAGACTTTGTATATATGGCATGGGTCCACGATGAATTTCAGGCCGGAGCACGTAATCAAGAGGTTGCTGAGATAATCGTTAAGGTTGCTCAAGAAGCCATGAGACGTACTCAAGAACACTTCAAGTTCAGAGTGCAATTAGACACAGAAGGTAAAATTGGTAAAAATTGGAGAGACTGTCATTAATGACACCTTATGAAGAATACCTGATAGGTATAATGTTGGTCATGTTTATTATTGGTGTACTATCAATAGTCTTCATGGCCTCAATAATGGAGGGTTTATGATATGCACGACTTTGTAGTATTAGGCTATTGTGTAGGCGGTTGGTTACTCTTTGTGTACGCTATTGATTTAATCCATCGTTAATTGGTTCACATAACGAACAAGAGAATAATCTTAATGGAGAAAGGGAGTATTTAGTTATTATGTCAGAAAATATAATGAAGCTTTTGGAAATGTCAGGGAGGCCTAAAGACAAGTTTGTAATGTTGTGTAAGGACCTCAAGAACCTCTCAAGGAAAGAAAAGGATTCTATGGTTTTCCCTACATGGCTTTCAAAGAAATATGATGGTATCTTTTGTATTGCTCACAAGGTTGATAAGAACACAGTTCAGATAGGGAGCCGCACTGGTGAACTTTACACGAGTATGGGACACCTTGAGGAAATCCTTAATACTGCAATGGGCGTTGGTACGGTCCTTATCTTTGAAGCGATGATTTATAAAGCAGATGGTCCCGGTTTTGAGACCCTCAATATTATCTCAGGAGCCTGTAGAGACCACAAGAATCAACATCCTGAATTGGTAGCCTTTATTCACGATTGGTTACTATTCGATGAATTTATTGGTACAATAGCTAGTGCTCCTTTTGCCATGCGTTACGCAAGAGTTAGTTTCCTTAACAACGCTCATACTAGTTTACGTGTTATCGAACAAAAGCATTGTCCAGATATTGAGGTCGCAAAAGGTATGTGTAAGCAAATCCTTAGTGAAGGTGGCGAAGGGGTCGTTTTAACTGCTCCTATGGGTCATTATAAAGGTGGCTATCGTGGTATTGATATGGTTAAGCTTAAAGGAACTCTTACGTTTGACTTGAGGGTCCTTGAGGTCGTTGAGGGTAAAGGTAAGTATGCAGGCACTACAGGAACCTTGAGGCTCGAATGGTTCAACGGTCGTACAGTTGATGTAAGTGGTATGACTGATGAACAGCGTGAGTCTTGGTGGGTTAGACCTTGGAATATTATAGGGCAGATTGTGGAAGTTGAGGCTATGAATAAGAGTCCTTTAGGTATCTTAACACAGCCAAGGTTCAAGAGAGTCCGTGAGGATAAACTTAAATCAGATGTAGAGGAAAACCTTGAGGAAGGACGAGTAAATTGTTATGGAATTTAAAGATACAGCATATCTTGTAGGACCTCTAGGTGCTCATAAAACTTATGTATTTCATGATTATCTTCCACAGGCAAAAGCCGCTAAGACTAGAAACTTTGGAGATAATATAAAGATTCTCAAGGTTACTCAAGTAGAAGAAATACCTTATGAAAGGAAGGTTAAGAAATAATGGAGCATCGTATTCTAGGTAATAAGTATGCAAACTTTATTATCACACATCTTTACTCCGTATACTTTGCTTATATTTTACTTTATATTACTATTAATCATATTACCAATTGGTTTATTTCTGGCAGTCTTAAGATTTATTTCAGAAATAGCTGAAGAGATTCGCTATGATATAGGCGGTGTATGTAAAAGTATCAAGCATTTCTATGCTAAAGAAACTCAATATGGAAGGAAAGTGAGAAGCTAATGTCAGATAAAATAATTACAAACATGGATTCATTTCCAGTAACAATTACATTCGGGGAACTTCACGCCCTTCAGGAAAGACAAATCAGTGATTACCAGATTGAAAAATTACGTTGGTTAAGATACCTTGAAATGGCAGGGGTTGACAATTGGGAAGGTTGTGGAATTGCCGCAGATCACATGTATAAAGATTATCCTGAAATGGATGAAGAGGAGGACTGAAGACAGTGTTTAAATACCTTATGGTCCTTCGGGCTATTCAATCAATGCCTAAAGCCCTTCAATCTGATTTTGCACGTAAATATGCTCGTGAGGTTGGCGAGGCCGCTAGTCGTGGGCATATCACAGTTATTCAACATGAGACCCCAACAAACCTATGGCGTATTACAGGGGCCGGAATGGCTCTCCTTGCGACCTCTAAAGGAGTTGAGGGTCAGTGTTAATCCTTTTATTTGATGGTGATATGTTTGCCTATAATGCAACCGCAAGAGCCGAAGAGGAGGTTGACTGGGGTGATGGTCTCCATACAATCTATAGTCAAGAAAGTGAATGTTTCTTAAACTTTGATAGTGATATTAAAGATGTAGCTATTAGGACCCTTGAGGCAATGAAGTACACAGGACCTTATGAGATTAAGATAGTCTTTAGTTCCCCTGAGATTTTCAGGAAAAAATTGTATCCGCTTTATAAAGCCAATAGGATAGGGAAAAGAAAGCCCCTATGCTATAAAGACCTCGTTAATTGGGTTAATGAGAAGTATTCTTGTGCTACTTATGATAACCTAGAGGCAGATGACACAATTGGAATTTTAGCTACACAGCCGGGAAGTAACACAGTCATTATTTCTAAAGATAAAGACTTCAAGACTATTCCCGGTAAATTCTTCGATTATGGTAAAAGGATTCTCTATGATATTTCCGAAGAAGAGGCTGACAAGTGGCACCTTTATCAGACATTGATAGGAGATTCCTGCGACAATTATCCGGGATGTCCCGGGATAGGCCCTAAGAAAGCTGAGGTCTTACTTGAAAACCCTACTTGGGATATGATTGAGGCAACCTTCATTAAGCAGAAAAGAACGAAAGAAGATGCTTTATTGATGGCTCGCATATCACGTATCTTGCGTTATGGAGAGTATGACCTCAAGACAGGCAAGGTGAACTTATGGACACCAAAGGAATAACCAGAGTTGAGGGTCTTTATTATATTGATGAAACAATAGAGGCCTTTACTAAAGAGTGCTTAAGGATGAAGGAAGCAGGTCATCCTTTAGGTCCCTTAGTAAATACTAAGCATATGGAAAAGTATCTTATGTTACTTCATCAACAAGGTAAGTTTAAAGCTTGGGAGGATTCTGACGGAAAGTTCATGGGTTCTGTAGGTTGCTCTATTACACCTTTATGGTGGACTGATGGTGAGTTTGGCTTGAATGAAGAGTTTGTGATTGGAGTATCACCGGGGTTCGGTAGGATTGCTCTCGCATACTTTGAAAGTGTTGCTCACGAATTTGATTGTGCTTTAATATCCGCAGGGAATACCTTAGGTATGTTACCGCAACAGACAGTCAACATGTACATGCGTAAAGGTAAATATGACCTCAATGTAAATAACTTCATAAAGGTGCTGATTAAATGATTCAACGAGTAAATGGTCCTTATGTGGCTCCTGAGGTCGTAGAGGCAGTACAAACTGTCTTTACACCTTACTATATGTCTACAGAAGCAAAGAGGCTCTCACTGACTCCTGAGGAGTTCTCAGGGTACGTAAAGGGTATCTCAAGTTTCCTAGAGACTTTAACTGCATGGTCCTATAATTCCGAAAGGGAGAATCAATTGGAGGTCTAAATGGGCAATGTATTCAGTAATTTATTAGGATTACATTCGTCTCAGAACGTAACAAATCCTATAACAGGAAAAGACATTCTTCCTGAATCCAAAAGTTTAGACCCTGAGGCACCTTTACTTGGTGGAGATACAAAGACAGGAACGACAGGTAAATCTAGTCTTCTTGTGGATGCCGCTTACACTAAAAAGGTTAGTCCCGGGAACTATTCTAGTAACTCTTTATTAATTAGATGATAATATGAAAGGTTGATGATTAAACAATGGGAAGTGTAGTATCAGGAATATTAGGGGCAGTAACAGGATTATTAGGTGGTAACAAAGGCTCAAACACAACGACCACAATTGCCCAACCATCCACAGCGATTGCCTCCGCTCCTGCTGAAGCCGCTAAGCCAACTGAAGATACCAGTGCAACCTCTACAAGTGCTCTCTTGAAAAAGAAAGCCCAAGGAAAGCAATCCTTAACGATTACTCCGGGTAGTGTTTCAGGCGGTACTGGTACCAATATGTAATTGAGGAGGAACCTAAGTGGCAAAACAAACAAATCAGGTCGTAGAGACAGCGAAATCAATCTATGACAGATTAGTGCAAGCCAGAGAACCATATACACGAAGAGCAGAGCGTTGTGCTCTCGTTACGATTCCTTCACTATTTCCTAATGTATCCGCAACAGGTACAACTGATTTTATCACACCTCAACAGTCTTTAGGTGCTAGAGGAGTCAACAATCTGACAGCTAAAATTATGCTGACCTTGATGCCTCCTAATATGCCCTTTATGAGACTTGATGTGTCCCAAAAGATAAAAGACCAAGTTAAAACTAAAGGTGATGGACCTGCGGTTCTTGATGCAGTCCAACAACAATTATCTCAAATAGAAAAACTTATGATGAAATATATGACCACCAAACAATATAGAGCAACATTATCGGAAGGTACTAAACAGCTTCTTATTGCCGGAAATGTTTTATATTTTCAGCCTCCCCTTGAAGGTGGTATTAAGGCTTACCGTTTGCGTGATTATGTTGTTGAACGCGATGGTTTGGGAACAATGTATAATTTGGTCGCTGTTGACCACTTTGCATATGCAGGATTAACCTCAGAACTTCAAAGTCTTTTAGCTAAGACAGGGGAAAGAAAGCCTGATAGTAAAATAGAGGTATACACTCATGTTTACCTTGAAAATGATACTTATGTTTCCTATCAGGAATGTGAAGGAATTAGGGTTGCAGATAGCGACCAAACATATCCTAAAGATTTAGTACCGTGGACACCTGCTCGATTAGTGAAGGTCGAAGGTGAATCTTATGGTCGTAGCTATTGTGAGGAATATCTAGGAGACCTTGAGTCTCTTGAGGCTCTCTCAAAGGCTATCATTGGTTATGGTGCTGTAGCTAGTCGTATCATTCACCTAGTGAGACCTAATGGGTTGACAAGAGTTCATGCAGTCGCTAAGGCTAAGACAGGTGATTTTGTCTCTGGTGATAGAGATGACATTACAACTCTTAACCTCGACAAATCTACAGACTTCAATACAGTCAATACGGTTCGTCAAGACCTCCGCAATGATTTATCCTTTGCGTTCCTTTTGAACTCTTCAGTGCAACGTCAAGCAGAACGAGTGACCGCTGAAGAGATTCGAGTTGTAGCCGGGGAATTAGAGCAAACCTTAGGTGGTCTTTATGCCTTATTGGCT